CGGCGCCGGCTCGGTGGGGGCGGGCTCGGTGGGGGTTTCGGTCATCTCAGCGTCCTCTGCGCCTGCGGACGAAAGCTGCGCGCCGGACCTGCTGGCGTTGCGTCTCAGCCACCTGGGCGGCTTCACGTTCGGCCTTGGCCTTCTTCGATTCCCGCTTCGCGCGGGGCTTGGGGTTCTCTTCCGCTGAGGTAGTGGTGTCGGCCGGTTGTTCTGTCATTGGTCCTCACGACGTTGGTTGGGGGACGACCGCGCAGCGGTCGGACTGATGAAACGGGACACTGCTGGCGCTGTGGTAGCGGGCGCCACCGGCGGCGATCATGCGGCACCAGTCGCAGGCGCCGGGGGCCGGGTCCTTGCGCCACCGCAACCTGCGGTCGGCGATGCGGGCGCCCTCGTCGAGGCCGACGCGCTGCGCGGCCTGCATGTCCCCGCCGGTCAGGTTCGCCGTGAACGACCCGGCCTCGGTGCGCGCCTGCGGCTCCGGGGTGCCCTGGTCAAGGAGCGCCCACAGTCTGAGGAGACCGACGACCGCGCCGGGGTGGTCGGGGGTCATCAGCGTCCCCGCCAGCGCCGTGCTGAGGTCGGGGGTCAACCTGGGCGGGGCGTACGCGCCGACGTAGGTGACCGCCATCAGCGCGGCCTGGTATTCGCCGGCGGCAACAAGCTGCGAGTGGGCGGCGGCGTACGCGTCGCGGACCGTCTGGGTGCGGTCCAGGGTGATGGCGGTGATGAGGCCGTGCACCGCTTGCATGACCTGCTGTTGCAGCGCCTGCTGGGCGCGGCGGTGCATGCCGTCAGCCGGCGGCACCCGCAACACCCGTGGCCGGTGGCTGCGGCTGTGCGGCGGCGGCGAGCAGTTGGGTGGCGGCGGCGGCGACCGTCCACTCGGCGATCTGCTGCGGCGTCGCCCCGATGTACGCCCACAGTGCCTGCTGCGGCACCCCGACGTCCTGCAACTTCACGGCGGCGTCGGCGACCTGGGCCGGGTTGCGTTTCTCGGCGTCCTGCCACTGCATTTCGAGCTGCTCGACGTCCAACGCCCGGCCCGACATTTGGGCCTGCAGCCACAGCACCCGTTCCCACGATTCGCCGTACTGGGCCTGGCGATCCTCGACCTTCGCCACCAGCCCGGTCTCCCCCGCGATCAGCGACTCCGCCGACGGGGGGTTGGCGAGGTTGCGTTGCATCAGGTAGTGGGCGGGCACCCGTGATATGGCGGCGAGCGCGGCGATGTCACTATCGGTGGCGCTGAGGTATTGGCCGACGTCTGAGGCTTCGAAGGTGCCGAACCGTCCGTCGGGGGATTCGTTGACCCAGAGCCGGTCGACCGCGAGTTTGTAGGGCTCGACGGGTTTGCCGGTTTCGGGGTCGGTGGGCACCTCGATTCCGGTCGCCCACTTCTGCCGGAACGATGAGTAGTGGCTGGCGAGAAGACGGTCGAGGGTGGTGCGGTCGATGCGTTGCAGGATGGGGATGCAGTCCTCGATCTCCGACGCGCCACCCGAGAGGACGTCGACGCGGTTTTCGAACGGGACCATCGGCACCACGCCGGTTGGGTTCTCCTGGGTGCCCAGCGGGTCCCAGGTCAGGTCGGCGCGGCTTTTGCGGCGGCCGGGGTTGTCGATCGGAAACTCCCCGAGGGTCCTGGGGGCGTCGGTTTCGGTGATCCACCGGTAGGTGCCTTCGGGCCGGTAGAGCTCGGACACCCACTGTGTGCGCTCCCAGTCGAGTGGATACAGCTTGAGTGCTCCGGCGACGGTGCGGCGGTTGCCAGGGTCGTTCTCGTGGGTGACCTCGAACGCGGACTCCGGGGCGACGACCGCCTCACCCGCCTCCTCCGGCTCGGACACCGACGCGTAGCTGGTGCCGCCGATCAGCGCTTCGGTGTAGATCAGTCGTTGGTCGGCGTTCAGCCTCGAGCGGGTGAACGCGGTCCAGGCGTCGGCGGCGGCCTCCGGGTTGCCTACGCTGCGGACGCCTTGGACGCGGAGGCGTTCGGCGATCGCGTCGACGACGAGGCGAGCCCAGGGGGTGATGCTTGAGTTGAGCATCAGCTGGTAGGCGGGCCGGTATTTGTGGGGGACCTCGGGGAGGTCCTGGGTGCCGCGGTACCAGGACCACAGCATGGCGAGGTGCTCGCGCTGGTACCCGAGGCGGGTGAGCAGCCGTTCGCGTTGGACGGTGGTGTCGTCGACGATGGCGACGGTGGCGGCCATCGACGGCGAAGCCTACGCCAATTCAACGGGTGTTCAAAAGGTGAGCAGCCGGCCGGCTGGCTTGTTGGCGCCGGCGGCGATCGCGTCGGCGCGGGCTTCGTAGGCGAGGACGGCGGCGACGGCGGCGTCGATCTTGTCCGCCGGGCCGGAGCCGGGTTTCCCGAGCCAATAGCCGCCGCGGACCTCGCGCATCTGGGCGTTGAGGGCGTGACGGGACAGCGTCTCGTGGCCGGTGTGCTTGAGGCGGCCGGCGGCGAGGTCGGTGCGGAACCGTTCGACCGCGCTGATCATGCGGGCGCGTTGGGTGGCGAACCGCATCACCTGGGTCTCCCCGAACTCGCCGGCCCAGTTGTCGATCTCGGTCTGCCACAACGGGGGGTCGAAGTACCCGCGGACGACGCGGTAGCGCTCCATCGCGTCGGCCAGGCACGCGTCGACCTCGCCTGCGGGAACTTCCCAGTCGCGGCCGTCGACCGGGTCCTCCCACACCCCCAATGGTTGGATCAGCCCGTCGGTGAGGCGGCAGGCGACCAGGGCGGTGGCGTCGCCGGTGCGTGCCCCGTCGAACCCGACGGCGATGCGGTCCCCATCTTGGAGGTGGTCGGTGACGGTGGCGTCCCGCCATTGTTCGGGGTCAAGCCACCAGGACTGCGACGACACCCACAGCCCGCACGCGAATCTGGCCCACTGCCACGGCAGCGTGGACGGGCTGTCGTGGCGTTCTTGGAGCAGGTCGAGGGTGTGCCAGCGGGCGGGGTTGGCGTGCTTGACCACTCGCATGTCGTGGACGTCGTCCTGGTCGTCGAGTGCCCATTCGTGCATGGCGAAGGCACGGTTGTTCGAGCGGACGTGCAGGTAGGCGCCCTTGCGGGCCTGATGTTCGAGTTGGCGGGCGGCGGCGCGCATCCGGCCCAATGGGGAGGCTTCGTGTTCGCCGGCCGTGCTGATGGTGACCATCTGGCCGTTGCGGGGGCCGAGGCCGTCGCGGAAGACGCCGTACAGCTCGGCGGAGCGGTGGCGGTGCAGCTCGTCGACGGCGGCGAGGGTGGGGCGGACGCCGTCGGCGGTGTCGACGTCGGCGGCAAGGACGCGGATGCGACCTGAGTCGGCGAGGTTGCGGATCTGCCGGTAGCCGCCCTGCGTTTTCAGGCGTCGGCTGAGGCCGGGGGAGCGGCGGATGAATCCGACGGCGGCGTCGAAGAGGATCATGGCCTGCTCGCGGCTAGCGGCGGCGACGACGCATTCGGCGTCGGGGGTGGTGAGCAGGTGGAAGAGGGCGAGGGCGGCGAGGAGGGTGGTTTTGCCGTTCTTCTTGGGGAGCAGGACGAGGAGTTCGCGGGTGCCGGCGAAGTAGTCGGTGAGGATCCTGCGTTGGAAGGGTTCGAGGGTCATGGGGCCGCCCTGCTCGAGCTCCAGCGCGGTGCAGAAGCGGGCGAAGACGGCGAGGTCAGACTTGGGCATCGGCGCTGAAGACGCGGAGGTGCTGGGCGTCGGCGAGGCGTTGCAGGCCGGGTTCGCCAGTGCCGCGGGCGGCGAGGAACGCCAGGAGGTTGATGCCGGCGGTCTGCGCGAACGGCGTGGTGTATTCGATGCCGGGCAACAGCACGAACCCGACGGAACTCGCGAGCAGGCCGGGGGTCCAGTAACTGTCGACCATCGGCAGAAGGCAGACGCCGTCGGAATGGTCGATCCAGCGTTGCGCCCACACGGCGGCCTGCGAATAGGGGGGGTTCATCCACACCAGGCCGTCCCAAGGTGCCGTGAGGCCGTCGTCGCGGACAGTGAGGTAGGCGTCGGCGGGCACGACGCGGTAGTCGGCGTCGAGGGGAGCGGCGACGTCGAGGTCGAACCGCAGCCCCATGGCTTCGAAGATCCAGGCGGGGGTGTAGCGCTCGTCGCCGATCTGGCGGCCGTCGAGTTTGGCGAGCAACTTGTCAAGGTCATGCTGCCCCCAGGCAGTGCCGTCCAGGGTGGGGAGCCCCTCGAGCAGTCCGGCCAGTTCGGTGTCGTCGTAGCCGGCGAGGTCGTTGGTGCGGTTGTCGACCAGCACGATCCGCGCCGCCTGCTCCTCGTCGACGTCGACGTAGGTGACGGCGATCTCGGTCCAGCCCAGCTGCTGGGCTGCGTGGAGGGTGTGGTTGCCGGCCAGCACCTCGTTGGTGCGCTGGTTGACGACGAGCGGCCGGTACTGGCCGTGGTGCTGCAGCGATTCGCGGATCGCGTCTAGGTTCCCGCGGCGAGGGTTCCGGCCGTACGGCCTGAGCGTGTCGACCGGGACCGTCAGGGCGGCGAGGGTGTCCGGGATGGTCACCCGGCCCGCCTACGCTTGGCGAGCTCGTCGACCTCCGAGAAGGCGTCCGCCGGCGGCAACGGCGCCTTGGCGTCGCGGCGGCCCCACCGGTCGGGGTAGGAGCGCTCCAGCAGCCACGCCGCGGCCTGCCACGACCCGCGCTGCGCGGCCTGGATGATCGCGGCCACCAGCCCGGGTTCGGCCTGCATCAGGCGCTCGGCGATCGGCAACTCCGGCACGGCTGGGGGTGGCGCGTGCTCGAGCTTGCGGCGGACCACCTTGCCGTCGGCGAGCCACCGGGCCAGCGACCGCGGCGCGACACCGGCCCGCTGGCAGACAGCGGCCTGAGTGGCGCCTGTGGCGAGGTCCCGCTCGATCTGGGTGCGCAGTTCATCGGTCAGGACGCTCGACCGGGCCACAACGCGCATTGTGGCCGATGTGGCAGCCACCTAGCGGCCGGTGTTCCTCGCGGCGGCGGTGCCCGGCCTCGGCGGGCCGGGTCGA